CGTGATCCAGGCTAAGCACCATGAGTGGTTCAAGAACGTGCGCGTAGCACTATATGATCTTGGTCACACATGCACTCTCGGTCAGTACTTTCCGAAGGGGCCGTTCGCGGGGTTAACAAAGGTTGTGAAGGATATCATGATCTCTACTGAAGTCGCTGCGTATTTGCGCGATGATAAGTTAGCCTCGGGGGTCACGCCGGAGCAGGTGATACTGCTTACTCGGTCGGTGTTTTTGAAGTACGCTAAATTTCCCCTGGAAGTGTTAATTGAGACTCTATTGTTTCACACTTTCCAGAGGGCAGCAGCGTACTCTGAGATGCAAGCGACCACTACTCCGTTGAAGGATTATATAACTCAAGGCAAACGCGTAATGGCGTACCGTGAGCCCTTCAATACTAATGCCACAGTTGCAGCTCTTATTCAGAGTATTGACGACATCACTGGCGAGGGGTATTACACAGTCAATTCAGACAGTGAGAGTAAGTTGTTCCATATGAAGGGGTTAACTAGCATAACACGTGTCGGGTATGTGCAGTCTTCTGACAAGCACGGCACAGCTAGGAATCCGTTAAAGGAACCCGGGTACAAGTTTGAGTTGATGGGGGAGAAAGGGAAGAACACTAAGACACCTTACAACAAGGGGTGCACGTTCCAAGACCCATACCCCAACTTCGACACCAGACTGGACCCACGAGCAGAATCGCGTAGTTACCAATCAGTTGGGAGCTGTTTCGCCACTAAAATGGCGGTGATAGATCACAAGCTGCCGGTGGAGACGGAGCGTTGTTTTCTTCGGCTGTCGATGAAGCGGCCCGACGAGGATACACTGCGCAGGAATCAAATCCTCGCACTGGCCCCAGCCTTGGCTTGGGGTAGGGAGCGCACCCAAAGGTGCTCCCATCCGCGCAACGGGATGCTAACGGTGGACGATATGATAACGAGCCGAATAGTGGAGAATGATAAAGCTTATATGGAGGACATCACCAAAGCCGAGGAGAAGGAGGTCACGAACCCGCTCCAACAGCTTCTGCTAGACGTTCATCGTGTGTACATGAGAAACGAGATCGACGACGAACTCGCTGCTGAGATGGTCCAAAACCCTCTCAGGGCAATCCATGGTTACATCGATTACGTGGGTGGTCCGAAGGCGGCTATGAGGCATGTTGAAGTTGTGAAGGTGTATGGTAACCCTAGTGTTGCCCCGAAGAAATTCAACCTTGTCAAGTTCAAGCCTGAT